GTGCCTTCACGTATCATCTGCCCATCGGCTATTCCAGCCGTAATGGACTGATAAGCGCGGCGGCTAAAGCCGGTCCCCTTTTGGGGATCGAGCTTACTCCCGAAGTTGTGTGGTCAGCTACCCCCTGGACGTGGGCTCTCGATTGGATGTCGAACATTGGAGACGTTGTCTCCATAATGTCCGATATGTCCAACGACGGCTTGGTGATCCAGTATGGTTACATGATGGAACATACTGTTACATCATGGACCTATACTCTCTCGCCTACCGGCTATAGAGACGGTTCGCGAGATGCCTGCATTCCATTAACCTACTTCGTGGAGACGAAGAGGAGGAAGCGGGCTACACCATTTGGGTTTGAGATAGGCTGGGAAGGCCTAACTCTACGCCAATTGGCCATCTCTGCAGCCTTGGGTTTGACCCGATGGCTGTAGTGATAGCACGCCGTGCCGACGCCACAGGGGCTCGGTACGTAAAAATACCGAGCCCTAGGAGTGATGCCTCATGGCATTTACCGATCCAATCGCACTGACGATTTCTGGTACGGGTTATACGTTGCCCAAGACTTCAGTCGAGGGTGACGATTCCACGTACCAGACGTCAGATGGGCTGATTGTGGTGCGCGCCTCCCATGAACTGGGAAAGCGGCACCGCCATCTGCTCAGGATCGACCATTCCAAAGTGACCGCTGATCCGTTTATCCCTGCAGAGAATCGTCAAGTCGGCATGAGTAATTATGTCGTCTTTGACGTCCCTGCAGTGGGTTATACGGTTGCAGAGGCGCTTGCTGTGTACACAGGTTTTAAGACCTGGTTCACGGCTTCTACAGATGCGGTCATCACCAAACTGCTCGGTGGTGAGTCGTAGAGGAACGGTGGCGTTCATACCGTTGGATTGCATCATATCTGTTTCAGATAAGATGCTTGTGGTGGACGTTCAAAAAGCCCACCTCTCCATTGGTAGAACGTCGTCGGCGAATGATGAAACAATTGTGCCTCGCCTAACTCCTGCACAATCTAGGAAATACAATTGGAAAATTGTATTCCTGATGTGTATGAGTGCCGGCCAGGCATCTTTGTTGGCTATGCAGGACTGGGAGAATGTTTTCCAAGCCCTCCATTAGCCTATTCATCATTCTTGCCATTTCGATGGCATTTGTCCTCGTGGTTCGTTTCCTCGCAGATACATGCTAACCGAATTGCATGTATCAGCATTGGCTTAAGTTCTGCCATGTAAGTCTGGGCGGTCCAAGGTACCCTTCCCTGGCCGCCCAGCATTGGCAGATTGCCTTTGCTGAGGGAAACGAGAAGTGTCAAGAGGCTAAGGACCCAACACCTCACGTAGAGGAGGTTAGGTGAAAAGCCTGATGTCACTCTGGACACTCATGGCTAATGATCTTGCCATGGGTTGCTGCACCAGCGCCACTTCTGACATTAATACCGTCAGAAGGAGGGTCGAAGATGAGGGGTTATCGTTTCTAACGATAACCTTGCCTGACCTTGGGAAGTCCATCCAAAAATGGATAGACCAAGGCCATGCCGGGATCCATCCTTCCTTTGACAACGGAAGGAGAAGTCTCCCCGTATTTCTACGAGGTTTCTTCACCCGTGTCTTCGACCTTGACTCTGGTGTGTTGCTTGATGAGCCTGACATCGATGCAATCTTTGCTTTGCGACAGTTAACACTGTCGTTTGCAAAGATCTCGTTTCCTTGCAGTGATGCAAGGGTTCGAGAAGCGATGTCAACGTTCATCAAGTGTGAGAAGGAGGTCCGAGAATCCGATGCCTTACTCAGTGAAAGTGATCTTTCTGAGTTCGTGCATATGTCGGATTTGCTTTTTCGAGAAGTCTTCCTTCAAATGGATAGAGATATCCATTACGGGGTACTTCTCCCGAAGCATGGCCCAGGAGCTACAGCCGATTATCTCTCAAGTAATGAGAAATATCGGATGTCCTTTTGGACCACTCGACTTGAGCGGTACTTTCCCGCTCATAAGTACCTCATACCAAACTACCACTTTAGTGATAGCTTGGATGAGGTGACCTACCTCGAACCTGGTGCTGAGATACCCGTGAGGGTTATCCCAGTTCCTAAAACGTTGAAGACACCAAGGATCATTGCGATTGAGCCCGCGCATATGCAATATGCGCAACAAGCTCTCTTGCGATGTTTCCTTGTGGCCTATGGTAGGGATAGACTCCTACAAAGGCTTATCGGCTTTGACGACCAGACTCCTAATCAGGAGCTGGCTCGCCAAGGTTCGATAGATGGTCAGACTGCGACGCTCGATTTGAGTGAAGCAAGTGACCGTGTCTCCAATCAGCTCGTTCGTGCAATGACAGC